AGAGAAATGGTGGAAGTTTTCAAGGCAGGCAAAACCGTGGGAGGCGAAATTCCGGGTGGCATGTATGAAGTTGTTTGAAGGTCAGAAAGCTGAAGTTCTCAATAACATGAAGAAGCACCCTGACGGGCCAGAGACGGCATGGATGTTTGATCAAAGGGTATGGCTCAATAAATTTACAAAAGTTGGGGCGGCGCTTCACGCTGAACTTGTTAAAACTGTGGGAGAAGATGTTTATCAGGAAATTATAATGGCTTCCCCAAAAAAAGAAATAGGCATTGGGTTTGATGTGTTTGACCCAAAAATATCAGCGTATTTAGCTGAAAAGACAATGAAATTTGCTGTGTCGATTAATCGAACAACTGATAATCAATTAAGAGAAAGTTTAGTACAAGGGGTTACTGCTGGAGAAACGATGGTAAAGCTAACAAGCCGCGTACAAACAGTTTTCCATTACGCGGAAACTTATAGAAATGAACGTATAGCAAGAACTGAAGTATTAAGTAGTTATAATTACGCGAGTCAAGCAGCGTATGTGGATGCGGGTATTGAGAAAAACGAATGGTTAGCAACAAAGGACAGTCGTGTTCGAGACAGTCATGCAGCACTTGACGGGCAGATTCGCAAAATTGGAGAAGAGTTTAGTAATGGTTTAGTTGCACCTGGAGATATTTCTGGCCCTGCAAATGAAGTGATTAATTGTCGTTGTACTTTGCTTCCGGTAGTTGATGATGACGTAGAAAAACCGGAGGGGGCTTGGCAAACAACTGATGTTACTGAAGTATTGACACCTGAGGAATACACTGAATACCGGAATGACATGGTTAGACGTAATGTTAACGGTTTGGGTATTCAGAGGGGCAGTATTGAAAATGATGATACAGCTGTTGTTCCAAATGCATGGAGTCAAAATAAAGATGGCGTTGTCAAAGCAAAGGAAGAAGTTGCTGCTAATCTTTCTAAAAAATTAGGAAATAACCCAGATGTTCAAAAAGCGGTAAAAAATTATTTTGAACAAGTATATGGTAGCTCTAACGCAACTGTTCAATTCGGTACAGCTGATTATAACAAACTTACTGCGGCGCAATTAGAACAAGTTAAAAGGCAATGGATCGGGGAGAAAATTTCAGTATGGGCGGGGACATCCGGGGATAGTGACCCTGAAGCTGTGGCAATGCAAAAAGCTGTGCAAAAAGAGTTCAATTTGAAGGATGTGTCAACTAAACATTTTACAGCTTCTTCGGATGAAGTTAAGGAAATTATGGATAACGAAGGAAAGGCGCTGCAGGCAATAAGTCGTGCACAATACGACTTAACACAAGAATGGTATGCAGAGCAGAATATCAAACATGTTTATGCTTTTCGGGGTAGTGTATGGTATGAAAAATCTTTAGAGGATTTTGGTGTATCTGATTTAAAGGAGGTTACTTGTAAAACAATATTAACGCAAACTCAACCAATGTCTTCATTTTCTTATGATTACCGAACGGCACAAAGGTTTTCTGCAATAGTTACTCAAAGTTCTTCTAAGTTTTCTACTATTTCATACTCCAAGATTCCAGTAAGTCGCATACTTTCTAACCCGAGAACGGGTTTTGGGTGTCTTGATGAGGCTGAAATGGTTATTTTGGGTGGAACGGACAAATTTATTACTGTTCTCAGTCGTGCTCCTGGTTTGTCAAGTTTCTATTCAGAGTTTGCTGACATAGCCAAGCAAACAATTAAAACAGTTTTTCTAGCATTAACTAAACAATTAGAAAACACTCCTAACTTAGATGGTAATTTGGGAAATGCGGACTGGACAAAGATATCATGGGATTTGGTGTTTGTACGAACATTAAAGGATATGTTAAAAAAATTTAATTATAACAGAAAAGCAATAAGGGCTTTTATAAAACTTCCTGTATGGATATGGAATAGAAAAAAATTTTCTTGGGCTAAGAAACTTGAAGATTTTGCCAATGGAGAGGACTGATGAAAATGGAATTCAAGTTAGGGATGGATCTGATTACGCAGCGGTTAAAGTTGGCGGACATAAACGCTGATCTGGCGAAGAGTATTGCAGCTGAGTACAAACTGAAAGAGGACGAGGTTCAGTTCGTCAGGAAGGGAATTGTCCCGTCAGATCTGCAGTTCGAGGAGGGTGAGCGGTCTGTAGTGAGTTACATCACAACGGGCGCTGTCGATCGGGATCAGGAAATCGTCGAACCGAAAGGCGCAATGCTGGACGATTATCGGAAGAACCCGGTCGTTCTCTTCTGTCATGACTACAGCAAGTTGCCAATCGGGAAGAACGTGTGGATCAAATCTGACGAGAAGGGGCTGATCGCCAAGACAACCTATGCGCCCCACGAGGAAGCAGAGAAAGTGTATCAGTACCGGAAGGCTGGGTTTCCTCTGGCTGAGTCAATCGGGTTTGTCCCGCTCGAGTACAAGGATCATACTGCAGACGAGAAGGAAAAGAATGGCGGGGTCCGACGGACATTCTCGAAGTGGCTCCTTCTTGAATACTCGGATGTCCCAGTTCCGTCAAACCCGGAGGCATTAATGTTAGCGGTCAGCAAGGGGCTTATCAAGACGAGGATCGAGCCAGTCACCACGGAAGTTTTGGTGAAGGAAGAGACGATATGGGTTTGTCCGTACTGCAAACAGGTGATCAACGAGAAGGAAGTATTCGCGGATGGGGAATTGTGGTATCATAGTCCGTGTAAGGATGCGGGTGCTATTACCCTCCCGAAAGAAGTCGTCGAGAAACCTGGGTGGGACGAGACGGATACAGCTTTCCGATATCGGGTTCGGGATCCGGGACTGTTCCAGGAAGGGTCGTTCCGGACGGTGGCCGTTAAGCGGGATAAGCCCCGCGTCAATAGCGTGATGGGGAAGCTGCAGAATCAGGACACGATGACGGTCCAGAACCTGATGTTCCCGAAAGAAGATGACTGGACTTTAGATGGTGCGAAGACGTGGTTGGCGGACCACAAAGATTTGTTAAAAGCAGTTGCATTTTGGTTACAAATAGGGGAAAGTGCTAAAGCTGATACCGAAGAGAAGGTTGGTCATGTTCTTACTTCGAAAAATCGAGAGTTGACAATAGCGGCAATTGCGTCCATGTCTGCGGCATCTGCTGCTCTTACAGGTTTACTAAACGCAACGGAGGAATTGCCTAGAGAAGAAGAATCAGTTGATTTTGATGACGAACTCGCCGGATTGGGACGCGATATGACGTATCGTACCGGTGACGAAACCGCTATCGACGTTAATAGCTTCAAGGCTGAGCCGGAAGTATCTCTCGATATCGACATCGATGCTATTCTCAATCTAGCGGTACCCCAGGTTGATAAGATCAATCTGGATGAGTTGTTCGGGGCAGTAACAAAGAAGTTGCAAGGCAAAGTGTTATAAGTATCAGGCGGCGTAGCTGGAGGTGTACGAAGGTATTAGGCTGACAACAGCTGGAGATACATCGAGACACCAGGTGAATCAAAGCTGGAGATACATCACATAAACGAAAGAAGGGAAATGCAATGACGCAAACTGAGTTTGAAAAAATGCTCGTCGACCGCATTAAGGCGGCACTCGAAGAGCAGCGCGTAGCCATCACAAACACAATCGCGGCTGAGATCGAGGCGAAGGTCAAAGACTTTTATGCCTCCCAGAAAGACACGAAACGGCCGAAGCTTGCGGAAGATGGTGCACCCGCTGAAACCGAGAACCGGTTCAAGAGTCTCGGTGAGCAGCTCCAGGCAGTCCGGAAGGCTGCAACCGGGATTATCGACCCGAGGCTGAAGGCTCCGACAGGACTTGGTGAGGATTCCGATGCCGCAGGCGGATTCCTGGTCCAGTCTGACTTTGCAACCGAACTGATCAAGCGGACCCATGATACCGGGGTTCTGTCCCGCAGGTGTCGTCGGATCCCGATCAGTGCTGGCAGCAACAGTCTGATCATCAATGGTGTCGACGAGAAGTCCAGGGCGAACGGGGCCCGGTACGGAGGCATCCAGGTTTACTGGACCGACGAGGCCGCAACCGTTACCGCATCGAAGCCGGCGTTCCGGCAGATCGAGCTGAAGCTGAAGAAACTGACGGGGGCCTACTATGCTACGGATGAAGTGCTTGCGGACACGACCGCCCTGCAGTCTCTGTGCATGGACGGGTTCTCGGAGGAGTTCGGCTTCAAGGTTGACGATGCCATCCTGAACGGTAATGGTGGGGGCCAGCCCCTCGGCGTTACCAAGAGCGGATGCCTGATTGCTGTTGCGAAAGAGACCGGCCAGGCAGCCGATACGATCGTCACGGAGAACGTGATGAAGATGATCAACCGGATGGATGTCCGGAGTCGCGCCAAGGCCGAATGGTTCTATAACATCGACTGCGAACCCCAGTTCATGCAGATGGTGTTGACCATCGGTACTGGCGGCGTTCCGGTGTTCCTGCCGGCTAATGGCATTTCTGGGGCTCCGCTTGGGACCCTGTATGCCCGGCCGATGAACCCGCTGGAACAGTGCGAAGCACTCGGAGATCAGGGCGATATCCTGCTCGGAGATTTCGGGCAGTATCTCCTGATTGAAAAGGGCGGGATCGCGGCCAGTGAGTCCATCCACGTCATGTTCCTGTTCAGCGAGTCCGTCTTCAAGTTCGTATACCGCGTAGACGGGCAGCCGAAGTTCAATGCACCGCTATCGCCGTATAAGGGCGTAACGACGACTTCGCCGTTCGTAACCTTAGCGGCGAGAGCGTAAGAAGGGAGGGAATAAGACGATGAGCAAACTAGTTCAAAGGAATCATATCGTCCCGGCAATTTGGCCCTGTGATCTTAACACCGCTGATAACCCCGGCGATTATGTCTCAATGAAGAATTATAAGCACCTCACGGTGTTTATCTTCGTTAAGACAATGGGGGCTACTTCAGCGGTCACGCTGAAACAGGCCCAGAATGTTGCAGGTACCGGCGAAAAGGCGCTCGCCTTCACCCAGTACTTGATGACAGGATCGAAATGGCGGTTCACCGGTCTTTCAGGGGCCTTCCAGGTTGGTGAAACCGTTACCGGCGCTGGTGGCGCGAGCGGTGTCGTGTATGAAATCGGTGCAGATTACCTTTTGGTCTATACGGTGAATGCTACGGCCGTTGTCGATGCGGAGACACTTA